TGTAAATAAAATGAAGGGTATTTTGAATGTTTGTGCAGTCAAAGCACCTGATTTTGGTGATCGTAGAACTCTAATTTTAGAAGACATTGCTACTCTTACAGGTGGTACAGTGGTAGATAGAGACAAAGGAATGAAGTTGGAAAAACTTGATCCTGAGTGGCTTGGGCAAGCTCGAACAGTTACTGTAACTAAAGAAACAACTACTATTGTAGATGGTGCTGGAAGTGAAGAAGCCATTTCTGAAAGGGTTCAAAATCTCCAATCACAAATTGAAGGAGCTTCATCTTCATATGAAGTAGAAAAACTTCAAGAACGTCTAGCTAAAATGGTAGGAGGGGTAGCTGTAATTCATGTAGGTGGAAACACTGAAACTGAAATGCGTGAAACTAAAGACAGAGTAGATGATGCACTTAATGCTACAAAAGCTGCAATTGAAGAAGGTATTGTAGCAGGTGGTGGTGTAGCACTACTTAATATCTCTAAAATGCTTACTACAACAATGGCTACTAAAGACTATCAACTTGGTTACAATATTGTTAAAGAAGCCATTAAAACACCATTCAGACAAATTCTTAAGAATGCTGGAGTAGATGACTCAGGGATCTATCAAATTGAAAGTAAATGTATGAGTAAAAAAGATACAAATGTAGGATTTGATCTTAAGACTTGTAAATACATTAACTTCCTAGAGTCAGGTATTATTGATCCTGCTAAAGTAACTAGATGTGCTATTGAAAATGCATCATCAGTTGCTGGAACAGCTCTTCTAACAGAGTGTGTTGTGGTAGAAAAAGAAAAAGAAACCCAAGATACTCCTAGTATGAATATGGGAGGAATGTTCTAATGAAAGAAGTTGTAGAGAATAAACAATTAATAGCTCAACGTCGCCCTCCAGGCGATCGTTGGTCATTAGTAGATGAGCCTGATAAAGTTATTCCTACTTTAACTGAGGCTTTAGAAACTTACTTTAGAAAAACACAGTTTAACAAAGCTTTCTACCTAGATCCTCTAGGTGGAGCTTTGTATGCTGTGGATAGAGTAGAAATAGAAAAAGAACCTGAACCAATTAAAACCTTCGACTTTTATGGAGAAGGATACTCTGAGTAAAAATGAGAGATGCAGTAAGTTTATTAGGAAAATTTATTGATCTAGGAGGAGATCGTAAATATGTTATTGTGGATTTTCAATTAACCACTAAAGGAGACTTATATGTCACACTACAGAAGCCAGATAACACTAGGGTAAATTGGAGATATGAAGATCTTTTAGTATATTTAAAACAAAATTTTAGTTATGGAAAATAGTTTGTGGGTAGAAAAATATCGTCCTAAAAATTTAGATGACTACACAGGTAGTGAGTCTATTAAAGCTACAATTAGTAAGTATCTTGAACAGAATGACATCCAAAATCTAATCTTCTATGGACCAGCCGGAACAGGTAAAACCACTCTAGCTAAAATTATTGTAAATAGTATTAATTGTGATTACATTTACATTAATGCTTCAGATGAAAGAGGTATTGATACTATTAGAGATAAAGTATCTGGATTTGCGTCTACAGCCTCATTTAAACCACTAAAAGTTGTTATATTGGATGAAGCTGATTTCTTGACAATTCAGGCGCAAGCGTCACTTCGAAACATTATAGAAACTTTTTCAAGAAGTACTCGTTTTATTTTAACTTGTAATTTTCTAGAACGAGTAATTGATCCTCTACAATCTAGATGTCAAGTATTTAAAGTTATTCCACCTTCAAAAGGAGAGATAGCAAAGCATCTTCATAATATTTTACATCAAGAGTCAGTAGAACATACAGGAGAAAATCTTAAACTTCTAGTAGAGAATCACTATCCTGACTTAAGAAAGATGATTAACACTTGTCAAGCATCTTCTAAAGATGGGAAGATTGTTTTAGACAAACAGGTACTTGTATCCTCTAGCTACCATAATGATGTGATTAAATTTCTTAAGAAGAAATCATTTAGTGAAGTTCGTCAAGTAATAGCAAATGCTAATGTAAGTGACTTTGATGAATTATATAGAGTATTGTATGAACGTGCTGAGGAATATACTTCAAACATAGCTGAAGCAACTATTGTAATTGAAGAGTATCTCTATCATAAGAATTTTAGAATTGATCAAGAAATTTGTATAATGGCTTGTATAGCTAAATTAATTAATTTATAAAAAATGAAAAAAGAAACCATGCAGGCTCAGCCTCAAATTGATTTGAGTAAAACTACTCCAATCACAACAGAATCAGGACAAGATGTTTGGAAGCAAGGATTTGTTCTCCGTAAAGTATCTCGTTTTATTACTAATAGTTCAGAAGATGCTGTCCTACCAATTCCAGTATTTTATGATCCTGAAACTGGTAAAATTTTGAAAGACACTCTTCCACCAGATATGAGAGGTGAGTATGACACTATTTGATTGGCTGAATGAAATAACTCTTAGTAAGAGACATTGGTCTGAGTTTAGTGAGGAAGATAAAAAAGAATTTAATCCTTATATGATTAACCGTTTTTTATCAATGAATGAAAACTACATTGAATTAGTTAATTTTGTTCAAACTATTCCTTACACTGAAAAAGAAAAGTATTATAACATTTACAAACAATTAATACCTAAGAAAAAAGTGTGGCTTAAATATATTAAATCTAAAGTTAAAGATCCTAATACTGATTTAACTGAAATTATAGCTAAACATTTTGAATTTTCAAAAAGAGAAGCTAAAATGTATTTAGGATATTTAGGAAAAGATGAAGTGAAAGCTATTTTAACTAAAAGAGGTGTTGAAGAAAAAGAAATCAAAAAATTAATCAAATGAATGTATCACATTATATACTTCAGGCTTTAGGTAAAAAAGCTGAGTCTGAAAAAGCACAAGCATTAGCTTCATTAGAAATTTTAACTACTAAAGCCGCTGGTATTGGAGAACATACCACTGAAGGTTTGTTTGAGGATGCTGAAAAAGCTCTTGAAATGCTAGCAAATGCTGAAGATAAGCTTGAAATGATTGGTAAGTATTTTAACGGAAAAGAAGTACTTCGTGGATAGTATTGTAAAATCAATAATTAATAAATTTACAGAGAGAGCTGTAATGGGTGAAGCTAAGTATGGTACTAACCTTGATCGAAAAGATCTCTCTACTCTGGAATGGATTGAACATGCTCAAGATGAGTTGATGGATGGGATATTATATTTGGAGAAATTAAAACAAGAACATCTTGAAAAAAGCCCCAGAAATAGTAAAGAAGATTCAACAAACGAAACTTCCTGAGTTAGATTATAGATTTCAAACATCTCTATCTTACAGTCAATTTTCAACTTATAGGGGATGTCCACATAAGTGGGCACTCCGTTATAAGGAAGGTCATTATGATGACTCACCTTCAATACATGCTTTATTTGGAACTGCTTTACATGAAACTCTACAACATTATCTAACAGTGTTTTATGAGAAAACAGGAGCAGAAGCTGACAGAGTAGAGATAGCTGACTTCTTTCAAGAGCGTTTGATTGGAGAGTATAAAAAGCAATATAAGGATAATAACAATACCCATTTTTCCTCACCTGAGGAGTTAAGAGAGTTCTTTGATGATGGTATTGAAATTATCAATTTTGTTAAAAAGAAAAGAGGTCAATACTTTAGTAAGAAGAATTGGTGGTTGGTAGGATGTGAATTGCCTATTAAACTACAATTGAATAATAATCTTTATTTTAAAGGTTACATTGATTTAGTATTGTATAATGAAAGTGCTGATAAGTTTTACTTATATGATATTAAAACCTCCACAATGGGTTGGAATGAAAAAGCTAAAAAAGATGAATTAAAGCAATTCCAACTTATTCTTTATAAAAAATTCTTTAGTGAGCAGTATGGAATTCCTCTAGATAAAATAGAAGTTGAATTCTTCATCACAAGAAGAAAAATCTGGGAAAATACAGACTATCCTATTCATAGGATTCAAGAATTTAAACCACCTGCAGGGAAGATAAAACTAAATAAAGCTACTAAGTCTTTTAATGACTTCATTCAAGATGTATTTGACAAAGAGGGTAAACATAGAGAGAAAACTTATCCTAAAAATGTAAGTAGACTTTGCCAATGGTGTCCATTTAATGAAAGAAAAGATTTATGTTCCAAGTAGTGGTTTTTTGATTTTGTTATATATTTATTATCAAATATAAACATATATTATTATGGCAAATGAAAAACAAGTACTAACAAGTGTAAAAGTAGATCCTGATAAGTTTGATGACTTTAAGGTAGAATGTGTGAGAAGAAAATTTTCTTTAAATAAGCTTGTCAATAAGGCAATGGATTTGTATCTCACTGATGATGAATTTAAAAAACTAATGCATAGTAAATAATGAAAGAAAAATTTAGTTATGTTCCTCCTCCAGAGAGGAAAAAAATACTCCTTTTATGTGATGATATTAGAAGCCACTCAGGAGTAGGTACAGTTGCAAGAGAAATAGTTTTAAATACATGCCAACATTTCAATTGGGTAAATGTAGGAGCTGCAGTTCAACATCCTGAGCAAGGTAAACGTATTGACATTAGCAAAGACACAGCTGATTTATCAGGGGTTGATGATGCTCAAATTATAATCTATCCTTGGACAGGTTATGGAGATGCAGGTTTAATTAGACAGTTAATGAAAACTGAAAAACCTGATGCTATTTTTCTTATTACTGACCCAAGATACTTTACTTGGTTATTTCAGATTGAAAATGAAATTAGGAAAGAAATTCCTATTATTTACTTAAACATCTGGGATGACTTACCAGCCCCACATTACAATAAAGTTTACTATGAAAGTTGTGATTTGTTAATGGGCATTTCTAAACAGACTGTTTACATTAATAATGAAGTACTTGGTGATAAAGCGCAAGATAAACTTATTAAGTACGTTCCCCATGGTTTGAACCATAATATGTTCTTTCCAATTACTCCATCATATGAAAAATATAAGGAGTTTAAGATGTTTAAAAGTAGACTTCTAAAGAAAGAATTTGACTTTGTAGTATTCTTTAATTCAAGAAACATTAGAAGAAAACAAATCCCAGATACAATTTGGGCATTTAAAGAGTTTGTAGATAAACTCCCAGAAGAAAAAGCTAAAAAAACAGCTATGTTACTTCATACATCTAAAGTAGATGGTAATGGAACTAATCTACCTGCTGTGATTGAAGTACTATGTGGTAATGATCCTAAATATAATTTTATATTTGATGAGCAACAACGTTCAACTGAGGAAATGAATTGGTTGTATAATTGCTCAGATGTTCAGATACAATTAACTTCTAATGAAGGGTGGGGTCTAAGTTTAACTGAGGCAATGTTAGCAGGTCGTCCTATTATAGCTAATGTAACAGGAGGAATGCAAGATCAAATGAGATTTACAGATGAAAAAGGAAATTGGTTTACACCTACTAAAGAAGTTCCCTCAAATCATAGAGGAACATACAAACAACATGGGGAATGGGCCTTTCCAGTATACCCAACTAACATTTCAATTGTTGGAAGTCCTCCTACCCCTTATATTTTTGATGATAGATGTGATCCTCTAGATGCTGCTGATAGACTTTATGAAGTTTATAATTTAGAAGATTTAAATAGAAAAATGATTGGTGAGGCAGCTAGAAATTGGGCAATGGGTAATGAAGCAGGATTCACAGCTGAAAAACAAGGTGAAAGAGTAATAGAAGCTATTGATGAGTTATTTAAAACTTGGAAGCCAAGATCAAAATTTGAACTTATTAAAGTAGAAGAAAGAGAAATTAAACAAGCCAAACACAAATTAGTATATTAATGAAACCAGTTTTTATAATTAGTTGTCCTATTGATACTTTTAGTGGATATGGGGCCCGTTCAAGAGATATAGTTAAAGCGATTATTGAACTTGATAAATATGATGTGAAAGTCTTACCACAAAGGTGGGGAAATACACCTTGGGGATTTATAGATGAAAATCCAAAATGGAAGTTTCTAGAAAATCATCTTATTAACTCTCAACAAATTACTCAACAACCTGATATTTGGATGCAAATTACAGTCCCTAATGAATTCCAGCCTATGGGTAAATATAATATTGGAGTTACAGCTGGGATTGAAACTACTGTATGTCATCCAACTTGGATTGAGGGAGTAAATAAAATGAATGTTACTTGGGTATCTTCAAATCATGCTAAGTCAGTATTTGAGAATTGTAATTTTGAGCAAAGACATCCTCAAACTCAACAAGTGGTAGGAGTAATTCAACTTCAAAAACCTATTGAGGTAGTATTTGAAGGAGCAGATTTAGAGACTTACTTACCTACTAAAGAAAACCACCTTGATTTAGAGGGTATAAAAGAATCATTTGCTTTCCTATTTGTAGGACATTGGATGCAAGGTCAATTGGGGGAAGATAGAAAAAATGTAGGATTGATGGTTAAAGCGTTTCTTGAAACTTTTAAAGACAAGAAAAATGCTCCTGCTCTTATTATGAAAACAAGTGGGGCAGGATCATCTTACATGGATAGAGATATGATTTTAGATAGAATCTATCAAATAAAAGATACAGTAAAAGCTAAAACCTTACCTAACATTTACCTCCTACATGGTGAGTTTACAGATGAGGAAATGAATGGTCTTTATAATAATAAAAAAGTAAAGGCTATGCTTAGCTTAACTAAGGGAGAAGGATTTGGTAGACCACTACTTGAGTTTAGTTTAACTAAAAAACCTATCATTACAACAAACTGGAGTGGGCATATTGATTTCCTTAAACCTAAATTTACTACTTTACTAGGAGGAGAATTAACCCATGTACACCCTTCAGCCCAAGTAAAGGATATGATATTAGGGGAAGGAAAATGGTTCAGCGTCCATACAGGAGAGGTAGGTAATGCTTTAATGAGTTTATATCAAAACTATAAACCATATAAAGATCAAGCTAATAAACAAGCTGCTTATAGTAAATCAAATTTTAGCTTTGAAAAAATGAAGGAAGAAATAGGAAAGTTTTTAGATGAAAATGTACCTGAGTTTCCTAAACAAATCCAACTCCAACTTCCTAAGCTTAAAAAATTAGAATTACCTAAACTTAAAAAAGTAGAAACAAATGAAGGATAAATTAGGAGTATGTCCTCACTGTGGAGGAGATGCATGTTATGAAACTGAAATAATGGAAGGTTTCACCACTTACCAATGTTATGGATGTGGTTATACTACTACAACTATGATGAAAGAAGGAGAGCAATTCTATGAAGAGCAAATGCACTCACTTCCTGAGCTCCATAAAGATCTAGCTTTTACAGATAAAGAAAATAAAGTTTGGATTCCCACAACAGTTAATTTACCTTCCAAAGGAATGGTATTTGCAGATGGTAAATCAACAGATAGCTGGAAGTGGTCAGCAGTTAAAGCAGTACCTGTAAAAGAAGAAGAAAAAACAAAATATCCAATTCCTAATTCAAAAGGAAAGTATTATGAATGGAGGATGGATATGACAACTTTAGAAAGATTTGATCAAGGAGACTTTATGGAAGCTCTAGATTGTATAGGAATGTTTGAAAAAGAATAAATTTTATGAAAATAAGTTATGGTATTACTTGTTGCAATGAATTAGAAGAAATTCAAAGGTTAATTCCTTTTCTCCTCAAACATAAAAGAGAGGAAGATGAGATTATTGTACAACAAGATAATGGGGGGCAATTAGATAATGGTGTTTATACTTATCTTACAAGTGATGAAATAAAAGATAACATTACTTTCTTAATTCATGAGCTTGACAAAGACTTTGCCCAATTTAAAAATAACCTAACCAAACACTGTACAGGAGACTATATTTTCCAAATAGATGCAGATGAGATACCACATGAGTATTTAATTGAGAATCTACCTGAGATACTAACATCAAATAACTCTGAAGTAATATTAGTTCCTAGAGTTAACACTGTAGAAGGTTTAACCCAAGAACATATTCAAAAATGGGGTTGGAAAGTAAATAAAGAAGGTTGGGTAAATTGGCCTGACTATCAATGGAGAATTTATAAAAATGATCCTAAAATTAAATGGGTAAATAAAGTACATGAAAGGTTAGATGGATTTACTAAATATGGTCCTCTACCAACACAAGAAGAATTTGCACTTTACCATCCAAAAGATATAAAAAGACAAGAAAAACAAAATGAGTTTTACAATACATTATGAATGTAATAATCCCAATAGGAGGAATAGGTCAAAGATTTAAAGATGAGGGTTATTTTTACCCTAAACCCTTGATTAATGTTTTAGGTAAACCTATGATTTATAGGGTTATAGAAAATCTAAATATTACTGAAGAAGATACTATTTATATTACTTATAATAATCAACTTAAAGATTATAATTTTGAAGACTTAATTAATTTTTGGTTTCCTGATAAGAATATTAAATTTGTTACTTTAGATTATCTAACTCGAGGAGCCTCAGAAACTATTTTAAATTGTTTAAATGAAATTCCTAATAAGGAATTAGATAAAGAATTTTTAATTTTAGATTGTGATACCTTCTACGAGGAAGACATAATTTCTTATTATAAAACTTCCCCTAATAAAAATTTAATTTTTTATTTTAAAGATTCTACTCCTGATCCTATATTTTCTTATATTAAGTTAGATGGTAAAAAAGTAGTTTCTA